CGATAAGAACAAAGCCAAGCAAGTTTTGAATTTGCTACAAGAGCCAAACAATTTCCAAAACGCCTACGAATTTTGGTATCAATGGATGATGTGGTACGACTTGGCTGGCGAGGTGTTTACGCTGTTGTTCCGCAACAATCAGAAAGACGCCACGCAAACGCCAATTGAAATGTACAACTTAGATGCCACGCTAATCACGGTTCAAATGACATCGTTGCGTTATCCAACCTACCGTATGTCAACGCCGACCTATGGATTTAATCAAGATGAACCATTATTGGCGCATCAAGTGATTCATTGCACCGAGGCGGCGTGGCAAGGTTCGGCTGGTTTCAACAAAGGTATTTTGGCAACTGAATTGGTGGCGCTTGACACCGACATTGACCTTTATGCTAACTATGTGATGCAAAACGGCGCGAAACCAAGCGGTTTATTCCGTACCGATCAAGTGATTCCCGATGCAAAATATAAAGAAATTGCGGCTCGTTTGAAGGAAGCATGGTCGAGCATGACGGGATCAAAAGCAACCGATTTGTCCAAGCCCGGACAAGGTATGTTGTTGGATCAAGGCATGACATTTGAAACCGTGAAAATGTTGACTTTGCAAGATGCAGACGCAGCCAAACTGAAAGAGCAAACCACAAATCGTATTTGCGCTTTGTTTGGTGTGCCACCACAAATGCTTGGTTTGGCAACTGGAAAATTCAACAACACGCAAACGCTGCTTGATGAGTTTTACAAAACCACAATGTACCCAATCATTGTGAATCTTGAACAAAAATTGAAAAAACAATTGTTCAAAGGTTATCCGAACCTGCACATTCGTTTTGACACAAAAGACTTTTTGAAAGGCGCGGCGCTTGACCAAATGAATTTTGTGACCGCTGGCGTTTCCGCTGGCATAATGACACCAAACGAAGCGCGGGAGTATTTGAATATTCCAAAAATTGATGGCGCTGACGAATTGTTGTCTACTGATCCACAAAAGATTTCACAAACAAATGTGCCAGTAGGTGCAAAAACCGCTAAGATTGATCCAATACCCGGAAGCAGTCCACAAGATACGGGCGGCGGCGGTGGCAATCAAACGCGCAAAATGAACATAGGTTCAAAATGAATCCAGCAATGAAACGGGTTCTTGCTGGTTTATCTAGCCAAGTGCGCCAATATGGTGGTACATTACCGCCTACGGCTACACAATCCCATACAATAAAAGACAATAACCAAGCTATTCGTAATGGGGTAATCTATGAAAAATCGGCTGCAAATGATTTGCGAAGCGAAAGTAAGCCTAAAAAAAGAGGCAGACCAAGGAAATCCGACAGGCAAAATCAAAGCGCGAGTGACCACATGGGGTCCACGTGACGGCGCTGACGGTCGGAAATTCAATTATCAACCCGAGGGTTTCGCAGATTGGGCAGACGAATTTGCTAAAGCTGGCAAACCCCTGCCAATGTTTCTGAATCACAATGACATGGGAATGCCTGTCGGTGAGTGGAACGAATTTACATTTGACAAAGAAGGAATGACTGCCGAGGGCAAGTTGTTCTTGAACACCGTTGGCGGCTCTGACCTTTACAACGTATTAAAAGAATCTCCTAATCTGTTTGGTGGTGTTTCTGTTGGCGCTTTTGCTGATGAGGCTCGTTATGTAAATGCCGAAGGTGAACCGATGGTTTCTGGCGATGATGATGATAGTGACGAATCGTATTTCCAAATTACAAAAGGCGGTCTTGCCGAAGTGTCCGTTGTGATGTACCCCAATAATCCCGCTGCCGAAGTGATGAAATTGGAATATTTCACGCAAGAGGGAAAAATTGATTTGCGAGTATTAGAAAAATCTTTGCGCGATGCAGGGATTTCTAAACATGGGGCGGTCACAGCCGCATCCGTGTTCAAGAAAGTGTTGGAACAGCGCGATGCTGTTAAAGCACCACTTGAAAATGCGCCAACTCAGAGCGATTCTGGTGTGGATGTGACCGAAGCCGAAATTTTCGCTGCATTAGAACTGCGCGAATTATCCAAAAAACTTGACCAAAAACTGAAAGGTTAAAAATGTCTGTTGATAAAATCCTTGAAAAGGTTGACGCTATTGAAGCGGCTAACCTCGCAAAAATTGAAGAAGCTCAAACTTCTACCTTTGCAAAAGTGGAAGAAGTGAAAGCCGAAATTGCTGACAAATTGACTTCTTTGGAAGCCAAAATTTCTGAAATCAACTCTAGCGCAGCTTTCATCAAACCCGAAAAAACCATTCGCGGCGATGTGAACAAGAGCGTTCGTGAACAACTTTCCAAATATGCCAAAAAAGGCAAAATGGAAAAAGAACTGAAAATCTTTGAAGATGACGCCCAATACCAAGCGTATTTGCGCGAATCATCTTCTTTGACTGGTGGCGGCTATAACGTTGGTGGTCGTACAGCTTACGATCCCGTGTTCCACACATTGCGTTTGATTAACCCAATGCGCGGTTTGTCTCGCAACGTGACCACCGAAGGTTCAACCTACCAATTCCGCGCCAAAGTTGGTAATGCTGGCGCAAGTTGGGGTTACTCGGTGCAAAACAACGGTTCGGCTACAACTGAAAACATGAACATTTGGCAATTGGTTTTGCAAGATTTAAACGTTCAGTTCCCAATCCGTACCGCTGCGCTGGACGACATTGACGGTTTGGAAGCCAACGTGGTTGACGACATGTTGATGGAATTCTCGCAAGTCGAGGGTCAATCAATGATCCAAAACAACGACCAAACTGATACGCCCAATACATACGGCGGCACACAAGGTTTGCGCGGTTTGAATCAATACGCCAATTTGGGCGCTGACGCTACCTACACAGGCGGCACAATTACCACCGCTGCTTTCGGTAGTTCCGGTATTGCTACATCCAATGGTTTGAACAGCTTGGCTGTGTATGACCAATTGACTACCAATGGCAACACGGTTGGCGCTGCTAATGTCACTTATGACGACATTATCAACTTCATTTATAACTTGCCACAACAATATTGGACACCTACCGCTAAGTTCTTGGTTAACCCCATTTTCTTGGCTCAAATTCGCGGTCTGAAAGACAGCAACGGTACTCCAATTTTTGAACGTATGCACCCAATGGACAATGATGGCATTGTGGGTCGTATGTTGGGATTTGATGTTGTGGTCAACAAGTACGTTGACAACCCAAGCCAATCAACAACCGCAAGTGCTGGAACACTCAACAAGTTCCCAATGTACTTTGGTGACTGGCAACGTGGTCACACCATCGTTGATCGTTTGAATATGGTTCTGAGACGTTACGACCAAACTTTGCCCGGATACATTACGTTCTACGGCGAAAAACGTTTGGCTGTTTCTAACGTTGATCCTTTCTCGATCATCGCTTATCGTTCTACTGCAACAGCAGCGAACTAATAAGTTTGTGGCGGGGAACAATCCTCGCCACTTTTCCTTTTCTTGGGGATTTAAAAATGAGCCAACAAAACCAAATCTACGAAGCAGTTAAAGAAGCCTTACTGAGCAAAGAAGGTGAAGCCACCGTAAAAGTAAATGAAGCGTCTGCCTTAACTGCATCTGGTTCTGGCATTGGTGGTCGTGTTATTTATGATGATGCGTTTTTCGTACTTCGTATGGCTAACCCCATTCGTGCCGCTGGTGCGCGAATCATCACAACAACGGGTTCAGATGAGGCATTTGTTGCCAAAGTCGGTAACGCCACAAACATTCAAAACGGTTCGGTAAATCCTTGGGGATACGGAATCAACACTAACAACGGTACGCCTAATATTGCTACGGTTTTTTGGCAACAACGTGTTCAATCAATCAACGCTGTTGTGCCAGTTCGTACCGCTATTTTGAGTGACATTAACGCTCTTGACCCTGCTATCACAGGTGACATTGCGTTGGAATTCGCGCAACAAGAAGCCTTGTCAATGATGCTGAACGATGACACTAGCGGTTCAACTACGGTTCAAACTGGTGCAACATACGGTTTGCGCGGTTTGAATTGCTATTCTGGTTCAACTTCTGCCGCTGATTTTGGCACAAGCGGATCAAACACCACAAACGGACGCCACACAATGCTGCAAGTTGCGTCAACAACTTCTGGTACTGTGGTGTACAACGACATTGCAAACATGGCGTCAAGTTTGCCAGCGCAATATTGGAATTTGCCATCAACAGCATGGATGATGCACCCTGCCACGATTGACGTTTTGCGCTCGTTAAAGGATTCGTCTGGTATGCCTGAATTCTTGGAAATTGGTAACAAAAATGGCAATGCCGTGGGCAATATTTTCGGTCATCCAGTTATCCAAAACCCCTATATGCAGCAACTTGGGTCGGGCAATTACCCAATTTATTTGGCTGCGTGGGATCGTTTCGTTACGATTGCCGACAACGAAGAAATGAAAATCACACGCCTTGACCAATACGCACCCGGTTTTGTAACGCTATTCTGTGAAAAACGAGTTGTTAGTACAATCCGTGACGTTTTCGCTGGTGTTCGTTTAGCCGATTAAGGACTAAATCATGCCAATGGACAGTTA